ATTCTGATATATTAGCAATCACCCCTGCAATCCGCTTTATTGTAGATACCTACTTGGAAGGTGGGTGGGAGATTAACTACGGTGAAGCACCTAATTATGAATTGGTTGATGCTTTATTTGCAGATTATATGGTAGCTACTAGAGTGCCACCACCAACACATAATTGGGATATAACAAGCAATGCTTGCGTTATTATCTACCGTGAGCACAAGCCAGACATCAAAACAAATTCACAAGAAGATGAAAAGAAATCCGAACTAGAGAAAGAGTGTGAGTTGCTTCGTATGCAGTTAGCTGCTTGTGGAATGATTGCATTATCAAACACTGAAAGCTCGCTGAAAACACAAACTGAGAACATGTTGCCTGAGTATCTTTGTTCTTCTGTTCAAGATGTAATAAATGCAGTTAAGCGGGAGATTAGAATATCAAGTGAACTAAAAGCATTGGAGAAAGAACGTTTGAAATCGTATGATGATTTAACTTTAGAAGATGTGGCTGAGATCGCCCATAAACATGGTGTAGATATTAAACTTAAATTTAAAGGGATAGAAAAATGAATGCTGATGGCGTGGGATTAATTAAATAAAAACAACTTAAACAATAAGAAGGTATACTAAAATGAGAATACATAATAAACGACCAACTACTAAAAAATATACTAATGTCTTATATACTGTTACCCTACTTATAGCTATCCAAGTTATCGGGGTAGTCCTATTATTAGGATTCTTTAACTTAAACTAAGGTGAATATTATGCATTATCAAGATGAAAAAGAAAACTTAAAATTGGAGAATTCATAATGATTAACTGGACTGATGTATGGCGGTTTGTAAAAGATGCACACGACATAAATAATAGCGAATCGGTAAAAGAAGTGTGGTTAATAATTGTTTACATTAGTTACTTCTTAACTACTCTATGGCTTATAGTTTCATTTGTCTTTGCTATATTTGGGCCGATGCAAATAAGATTAATAATGCTACTGTTCATTCTGTCCACCATCACTGTTGGGCATCATTTTTTAACATCTAAGCTTAAGGGGGGTGAAGAATGAAAACAATATTTAAAGAATCTCTTTCAATTAACTATAAAGAACTCCCTATTGAAGTATACTTCTTAGGCTTAACTGCTGAAGCAGGTGAGGTAGCTACTGAGTATCAAAGATTTCTTTGGGGTAGACAAAATTATAAGGAGACTAGAGAAAATTTAATCAGTGAATTAGGTGATGTTCTGTATTATCACTGTATGATCGCTAAAGAATATGATATAACTATAGAGGAAATAGTGAAGACAAACATTACTAAAAGAAAGAATAGAGAAGCTAAATAAGGAGCTTAAAATGTACGGTAAAAATTATGATGAAACTCAATACATAGAAGTAGACTATGAAGATCCATCGACTGGTTTAGATTATGTTATTTCAGTTGCAGTTGACTTAAATATACAAGAACCTTTTAATGGCTGTCCTATGCTCTGTGACAGTGACTTAGACTTCTACGGCTTCACTGAAGTAATCGGTTGGAATATACTAGAGATTGAATGCTTTGATGAAGACAACGAAGAGATAACTAACTTCAAAGTACCTGATAGTTTAGAGGTTACTTTAGACAGTATAATAAACGATTATAATTTTCAATTAGATTAATAGGAGAAATACCATGGGAACTAGTGCATTAATTAAAGTAGAAGAGTTAGATGTTTGTTTATATAAGCATTATGATGGGTGCCCTGAAAATACTTTAAATTGGTTATCATTATTTAATAAAGACTTTGAAACTAAAAGAAAAGGAGACCCGCACTATAAATTCGCTCAACTTATTCGTTCTACTTTGAGAGAAGAATATAAAGAAGGCTTAGGCCAAAGCTATTACACTGGTTGGGGTGTATATGCGGATGATTCACAAATATTAACAGACTATAAATATATTTTATCTTCTGATGGTTCAGTTAAAGTTGAATCTAACTACTAAAAGGAAAATAACATGACAAACAAAATAGATAACGCAGTAAACCCTTCACACCACAAAGGTATTATTAATAACTTAGAGTACATGGATATCATGGCTCAACTGTTACCACGTAATACTTCTAATCCTTATCATGCAGCTCTTCTAGCTAATGTATACAAATACTTATTCAGATGCGGTCACAAAGATGCACCTGAACAAGAGCTAAAGAAAGCTCAATGGTATCTTAATAGATTAGTAAATGAAATTGCTAAAGAAAAAGAAGAAAATAATGATAGCGAAGTGAGTATGCGAAAGATAATCGAGGACTATTATCATGAAGAGTTTAAGAATAATTCGCATAACCCTTATGCTTATATTGAAGATGATGAAGAGGAAATAAGAGATAATTCTAATCGCTATGCCTCTATTGAATTCATAGAAAAGTTCGGCGTTAAAGATTTCTTTGATCTTATTTATCCAGATTTAAGTAAAGGAACTAAAGGACAAGAAGAAGTTTATAACTTAGGAAACTATATAACTGATAACCCTGAAGTATATAAATAAACAGGAGACAAAATGTTCTACTTAGCTGGCCCAATAGAAGGGTGTAATAGAGAAGCTATGGTAGCATGGAGAAGTCATGCAGAAGCATTTCTTCTCTTACATAGTCAAAAGGTTTTTAACCCAACTCGAAGAATAGAATTTCATATTCAGTTAAATGATTCTTCTTATTCTAATTCAAATAATATCTGTAATAGAATTGTTAAACAAGACTTAGCAGATATAGATAAATGTAATATTATAATTGCCGATGTAAGAAGGGCATCAGGAAAAGGTACAGGAACTTCTATGGAGCTTATGTATGCTCATACTAAAGGTAAGATCATTATCTTATGGGCAGATGAAGAGGATATACTACATCCTTTTTATGAATATGTTTCTACAGAAAAACATTTTATATTAAACGAATGCTTAGAAGCAGCTTTAAATTACACTTATTAAACAGTAAGTAAATCAATAACTTACTAGTTGCATTGTATAGGTAAGAAAGCCTATTCAAAAATAATTAACTAAAGGAACTTAATTATGTCAAACAAAACAGAAACTAAAACAGTAATCATCCGTGACTTAGAAATTCACTGGGCTAATGTTTATACGCCTCACTCTCCTTTTGGAACAGAGATTTGGGATATTCAAATAAGAACTGATGATGAAAAGAAAGCAAAAGAAATTGGAGAGCTAGGGATTAGCCTTAAGCAACATGATGATGGATATTACTTTGGAAATGTTAAGCGTAAAACTATCTCTGCTAAAGGAGAACCTTTAAAGGCTCCAGAAGTAATTGACAGCTCTAAAGCTCCTGTAACAGCACCTATTGGTAATGGTAGTAAAGGGAATATTAAAGTATTTTCTTACCCATATAAAGTAGGTGCCCGTTCAGGGATTAGTGCTATGTTATTAGCTCTACAAATTACAGACTTAGTACCTTACGCTAACTCTGAAGATGACTTTGACGTTATCATTGACGATGAAAATGATGTACCATTCTAAGGAGTATGTATGAGAGAAACTTTAGCTTTTCCATTCTATATTTCAGCTAAACTATTTGCTTGGTTAGCATCACAGATAGATGACGAACCAGTAATTTGTTTTTCATTAAGGGAATCAGAAGAAGTCGATCTTGATGATGACGATTTCCAATTCCCTGGAGTATAGTATGAGTATTGAAGTAACTACTAATACTATTAATCGCATTCATGTAGTAACATCTAGCCTTGATTTCTTACTTAATCAAGTAAAGAATCAACGCTTACATGTAGCAAACTTGTTAGCTAAAACAGGAGATAAAAATAGTTATGCTTATCTCCAAGAAGTTTTAAATGAGTTAGAAGTTACATTATCTGAATTCAAAGAGGATGTTATAGAAGAACTCAAAAGTTAACACCATGCCCATCTTAGGATGGGTTATTTTATCCAAACTTAAAGGAAATATAATGTCTAAATATATATTTGATATTGAAGCCAATGGTCTTTTAAATAAGATTACTAAAATCTATATGGTTGTCTTCAAGGAAGTAAATGAACAATCATTTATTATTTTTACTGATGACGATCCTAAATACCGACCACTATCAGAGATGTCTGAATGGGTTAAAGCAAATGTAACTACCCTTATAGCACATAATGGAGTTAGATACGATATACCCGCAATGAGAAAGATCTTAGGGTATGAGTTACCAGATACAATTAACATTGTAGACACTCTTATTATGTCTCGAATGAATAACTGGGTTAACTCTAAAATGAAAGGTAAACATTCATTAGAGGCTTGGGGTAACTTCTTAGGTATTCCTAAGTGGGTGTTTAAAGATTTCTCTGGAGGCTATTCAGAAGAAATGTTAGAGTATTGTAAGCAAGACTGTAGGGTAAACGAAGCTGTTTATCATCATACTATTAACGAGTTTAGAGCATGGTCTAATAAATACCCAGCTTACAAACAAGCTATGCGTATGGAACATAGTATGGCAGCAGATGTAGCTAAACAAACAGAAAATGGTTGGCTATTTGATTTCAATAAGTGTAATAAGCTGATTGATGTTATCACTGAGAAGATGAAACACATTGAAGAAGCAGTAGAGCCTCACTTAAGTAAGGTCATCTCTACAATAGATAAAGAACCTAAGACAGCTAAGTATAAGAAAAATGGGGAGTATACTTTATCTTCTTCTAGAGTCTTATCTGAGTACCTTGGAACTATAATCTATCCTGAAGATGCATTGAAAGAAGAACCACCTATTAAACCAGGGGAAACTTTCCAACGTATTAAAGTAAGTATTGCAGGGATGGGGCAACAAGATAAAGTTAAAGAGTACCTAGAAAAGCTAGGCATTAAATGGACTCAATGGAACTGGAAAAATATTGATGGTAACTTTATTAAGACAGGACCTAAGCTAAATGATAGAGATATCTTAGCTATTAAGCACCCACATGCTGATATGATAGCTGACTACTATACTCTACGTTCTAGACGTAGTATCTTACAAGGATGGATGCAACAATCTGAAGGAGATGGAAGACTACGAGGTGATGTAATGGATTTAGGGACTGCTACTGGTAGACACTCCCATAAAGTTATCGCTAATATACCTAATGGTAACGCAGTATTAGGTAAAGAGATTAGAGAATTGTTTATCTGTCCTGAAGATAAGACACTTATCTCTGCTGATGGAGCTTCATATCAGATTAGAATCTTAGCTCATTATTTAAAAGATGAGGGATATACTGATACTGTTCTTAACGGTGATGCTCATCAAAGACATGCGGATATAGCAGGAGTACCACGTAAGACAGCTAAACCTTTATTCTTTGCTATCATCTTTGGAGCAGGAGGTGAGAAATGTGCTGGTATTATTGGAGGAAATAAAAAACAAGGTAATGCTATACGTAATAAATTAATTTCTGGTATACCTAACTTTGAAAATCTAATTGTCAAAGTACAAGATGCAGCCAAGCTTAATGGTTGGATTCCAGGTATTGATGGGCGTAAAGTTTATTCACCTGAGCCTTACAAAGCAGTTAACTATCTTATACAGTCTTGTGAAGCTATTCTAATGAAGAATACTATTACTGCTATCAATCAATCTTTTAAAGATAATGCTATAGAAGCTAAACAATTACTTATGTATCATGACGAATGTACTTGGGAGATAAACCCTGAAGATACAGAGAGAGCAGAAGTAATTATCAAGCATCACTTTAGAGAAGAACCTAAGAAATTTGGAGTTGATATTATGGAAGCAGGAGATGTCTTAATAGGCAAAGATTATTATGAAATACATTAAGGATAATAGTATGAGTAGCTTTGAAATATTAAAAAATGCCTCTGTATCCAGTATAGACTATAGTGAAGATGAAGCAGGTTTTGTCACTGTTAATTTAAACTATGGTGCTATAAAAGCTAAGCCTCATTACTTAGAGAAACATAATATCACTGATAAGTTCAAAGGAACTTTAATAATTTTTATTTCTAACTATGGTAATAGATGTTTAGCGTATGACCAAGCTATCTCTGAAGAAAGTATTTCAAAGGAAAACTATAAGGAATTCCCTTGGTCTTTCTCTTGTCATGCTAAGGTTAAGCCTATCAGTGTAAACAAAGCTTGGTATATGAACAAAAAGAAAACTAAAGAATATCTTAAATTTCAAGATGATCTGCACCCTTATTTATCAGGCGTTGTAGCTCCAGAAAGAGTCAGAGATAACAAAGTTAGATTAGAGTGTGACTTAAAGTTTGGTTTTAGTAGTAGTTTATCTGATGTAGATAACTGTATTAAGACTACACTTGATAGCCTACAATCTTTCTTTGGCTTTGATGACCGTATTATTTTTAAAGTAAGTGCAGAGAAATTTAAGGTAAATAAAAACGAGGATTATTTAGTAATTAAATTAAATGAAGTCTGATTTATGTCAACAAACATGTGCATTATATGGCATATGTACTTGTTCTAATAGTATCCAAAAAAATAATAATAAGGAAAATGAAATGATTAACTATGTGACTAAAAGAAACGGAGAGAAGATTGTTTGGAATGCAGACAGGGTTAACGATACTGTTTTATGGGCTACAAATAATGTAACAGGAGTAGATTATTCTACTATTGCTTTAAGAAGTTCAGCCCAGCTATATGAAGGTATTTCAACAGTAGATATCCAAAAAGTCCTTATTAAAACTGCAGCTGATATGATCAATGAAAGAACTCCTAACTATGATTTAGTAGCTGGTAGATTAGAGATTATGAATCTTCGTAAAGAAGCTTATGGAGTATTCGCTCCTCCTAGTTTGATAGATCATATCAACACTCTAGTAGGGTCAGGGCATTATGATAAAGAATTAAAAACTAAATGGTCAAATAAAGAGCTTAAATTACTAGATGAAGTTATTGACCATGACTTAGATTTAAATTACAGGTATGCAGCTACACAACAATTTAAAGGGAAATACTTAGTTCAGAACCGTAAGACCAAACAAATATATGAGTCTCCTCAAATGGCTTATATGTGTATGAGTATGGCGTTACATCAAGATGAACCTATTAAACAGAGATTGCAATATGTTATCGACTATTACAATGCAACAAGCCAGGGAAAGATTAGCTTACCTACTCCAGTCATGGCAGGAGTTAGAACCCCAACACGACAATTTGCATCATGTACAGTTGTTGACTGCGGCGACTCACTCGATTCAATTAACTCTTCAAACAATGCTATCGTCAAATACATTAGCCAAAGAGCAGGTATTGGAATTAACGGAGGGGCTATCCGATCTCTTGGAAGCGAAGTACGAGGTGGTGAGGTAGTACATACAGGTAAGATACCTTTTTACAAAACCTTCATGGCTTCTGTTAAGTCTTCTAGTCAAGGCGGAATTCGAGGTGGTGCTGCTACCCTTAGTTTCACTTGTTGGGATTACGAGTTCGAAAGCTTAGTAGTCCTTAAGAATAACAAAGGTACTGAAGAGAATCGAGTACGTCACTTAGATTACTCGATTCAATTCAATAAGCTTATGTATACTCGTTTAATTAAAGGGGAAAATATAACCTTATTATCACCGAATGTTTATAACGGAAAGTTATATGAAGCTTTCTTTAGTGATCAAGAAGAATTTGAAAGACTATATCTTCTAGCTGAAGCAGATAATACAATTAAGCTTAAGAAAACACTTAAAGCTGTAGATATCTTTGCTGCAGTAGCTAATGAGCGTGCTAATACTGGTCGCATCTATGTAATGAATGTAGACAATGCTAATAAGTATGGTACATTTAATGAGAAAGAAGCTCCAATTAGACTATCAAATTTATGTCAAGAGATAGATTTACCTACATCTCCAATGGGAGAACCAGGAACAGATGAAGGGGAAATTGCTCTTTGTGTATTATCTGCATTTAACTTAGGTGCTTGTGAGCTTAATGAGTATGAGCATCTCGGTAAGGTTGCTATTAGAGCTTTAGATAACTTGATTGATTATCAAAATTACCCTATCAAGCAAGCAGAGAAAATGAAACTTAGACGTTCATTGGG